TTGCCCAAGTTTCAGCAACACAGTATGCTGGAACGGCGACGATGAATGCAACGAATGCGCTGAGTAAAGTTTCAGTTTCGGCTACGCAATTTGAAACACCAGCCTCGATGAATGATGTAGTGCTTGATTTGCTCCTGAGCGCGTCGTCAGTCGATTCCAGTGTGACGATGGGTGATACTACTACTTCACTCAATCTGTCCAGCACACAGCCGTCTGGACCGGCTACGATGAACGCTACGACGTTAGAGGAGCTTGTATCAATCGCGGCGTCACAATTCACTGGTTCAGTTACGTCAAATACTGCGCTGGTTGACGTATTTAAACTCGATGCAACACAGGCTTTCGCAGAGGCGGCGGCCAACGTTGGTGAAGTGTCAGTAATCACAGTCGGCGCGAGCCAGCTTCGAACGCCAGCCTCGATGAATGGAACCAATGTCGGTGACGAATCATTTGTCACGGCAACTACAGCAAATGTTCTTGCGACAACAAACACCGGCAATGTGATAGTTCAAATTGAAAGAACACAACCAATTGGAACACACAACAGCGCAGGCGTCGGCGGCAGTGTGATTACTTCCAATATTGGAAACAGTCGCAATGCAACAGTTAAAGACGTAGACAATTAAGGTGATACAATGGCTAAGATTTACATTACAGAAGATGACAGCACTCCTGAAGTAACGGCGACATTTACAGATGAGAATGATAATCCCGTTGACTTATCTGGTGCGTCTGTGAATTTCAGGATGGTTGAACCTCGCGGTGGTGGAAATGTCCTCGACAAAGCGTGTACTATCACTGACGCCGCTAATGGTAAGGTGAAGTACGACTGGGATGCTGAAGATACGAGCGAGTATGGACGGTATCGTGCAGAGTTCGTTGTAAACTACAACGACGGTGAAGTCGAGACGTTCCCAAACAGTAGCTACCATACTGTCATTATCAAACGAAATGCAGAGGTATAGTGTCGCGGTGCGAACTGTGAGTAGAACTGAAGTATGCAGAACATTTAAGTAGGAGGATTACAAACATATGATTGACGTTAAGAACTTTTCGGTTCGTGTCGTATCGTTGCAACGAGAAGCACAGTACGGAGCCTTCGTATGACGCAAACAGAAGAAATTACAATTGACACGGGTGTTGCTCAACTCTCCGACACAGCACAGACTCCATTCATTATTAGTGGTGTCGCTATGGGAGAAGATGAGGTAACACATCACCGTGAAGGTGACAAATTCTGGCCCGCCGAGCAGTTGATGGCAGGGACGGAGACACTTGAAGGTGTCCAATTGACGAAGAACCACAACCACGACAAGGTTGAGGGAGTTATTGGACGTGTCACTAAGGCGACATACAAGGAAGGTGTCGGTATTCTTTTCGAAGCTGAAGTACACAATAAAGAAGTAGCAACGAAGATTGAGGAAGGATTGCTCGAAGTTTCTGTTCACGCAATCCACAAAGTAGCTGGCTTTGACGACGATGGACGGGAGATTGTCGAGGATGTTCAATTCCGAGACTTGTCTGTTGTTCCAAGAGGAGCCGCTGACTCGAACACAGTGAAGCCCGGCTCTCTGAGTCAGGTTGCACTGTCTGCTGATGGAATGGCCGACTTTGTTGCTCAAGAGCTTGACACTTATGAAGAGATTCTTTCGGAAACTGCTGATGAATTTGGTGTCGAGCTTGAAGAAGATAGTGATTTAGAAGAGATTTACAACGAGTGGCAGTCGGCTGTGAATATGACTGCCGGACAGCTTCGGAAATGGAGCGAAAATCCTTGCTCACGCAAGGCTTCTGTTCGTCCGACGCTCGTGATTCGACGGAACCTCCGACTTCTGGATAAGCCGCGTAGCGAGTGGACAGGAAAAGATTACGAAGACGCACAACGCACGACGAGCTTCATTGCTCGAATGAGTGAACAGCGTCCTGACAGTCCGATGGACGGCCCCGAAGGGTGCCCTTCGAAGTGGGCAATCAGCCTCCTAAATTGGGGATTCAATCCATTTGACGAAATGCCTGACATTCCTTCTGATATGGAACCTGTCGATGAAATCACACTCGACAATGACTCTGTAGAACGACTTAACGAGCATATGTCAGCAATGCATATGCCTGAGTACGAAGGAACGACAGAAGAAAGTTGGGATTCACCCGACTTGGAGGATTTCTCTGCTGAATATTTCGATGAGGATGGTAATGCCAAGTTTGAGCTTGTTGACAACCACTTCCTCTACTCTGAAACGCAGTTCCCTCCAGAAACGTATGGTGACTTGAAGTTCCCGGTTGTTGAGCCATCCGGTGAGCTTAATCTGAATGCACTACGTGCTGTCAAGTCGATGGCACCTCGTGCTGACATTCCTGAGGAAGAAATTAACGAGATTCAGGATATGGCAGATGAGCTTGCTGCGGAAGCGTTCGACAAGGACTGGGGCGAAGAGTCATCAGAAAGTGCTGATTCAATTGAGGATGATAATATGACTGAAGAAACAGAAAACGAAACTGAAGACGTAGATGTTGAAGAGCTTCAGGCTCGTGTTGACGAGCTTGAGGAAGAGAACACACGTCTCCGTGAAGAGGTTGAGTCTGTCCGTCGAGAGTACGCTGACGCCCTTGCTGGTGACAGTGCATTCGACGCGGAGGAACTTGCTGAGAAGTTCACGGTTGACGAACTGAAGGAGAAGTACGACGAGTCTGATGCGCAACTCGCTGAATCGGAGCCTGCTCCACAGACTGGCGGTATGGAGGAGACTGAAGCTTCCGAGGAAGACGAGGTTGACGAAGAGCGCGTTGCGGCTCTCGAAGCAAAGATTGACAAGTATGACGAAATCGGTTGGGAAGGCGCAAAGGCTGAGGCCGAGCGCAATCTTGCCGAACTCACTGAGGAATAGAGTGAGTCTAAATAATATCTATTCCAAAACTAATAGGTAATACTTACAATGGTATCTGATGGACTTGTTGAAAGCGGCGAAGTTATCACACAAGAAGAGGTTCGAGAACAGATGGCGATGAGCGCCGACGAAAATCACGTTTACCGTGAGGCGTTCAACCAGATTGACGCATCGGGAATCAGTTCCGGCTCTTACCAGCTTCCTACTGAGGGTGACTCTGGTGAAGAGGCTGGCGTAGTCTCTGAAGGTAGCGACATTCCGACTGACGTTGACACCCAGCACACGAAGACGAGCGTTACGTTCGACAAGTACGCTGTCGGTGTCGAAATCACGTATGAGGCAATGCAGGACAGCCTCTTTGACGAGGTTGCCCTTCGCGTTGACGAGAAGGCAGAGGCTCTTGCAGAAGGCCTCGACGCGGCGGCTTACTCCGTCCTTAACGGCAACCTGAACAGCGCCTCGCCGGTTGGTTCTGCCACTGGTGATATGGCGTTCAGCGACATTGTGAACGCAGTGTCCACGCTCGAAAACGACAACTACGAGCCTGATATGCTTATCGTGTCCCCCGACTCCAAGGCTGACTTGGTTACGTCGGACGAGTTCACCCACGCCTCCGAGCTTGGTGACGACACGATTCGTAACGGAGCCTTCGGTTCCGTCTACGGCCTCGACGTGATGGTTTCCAACACTGGGGACCTTGGCGCAGGTGAAGCATTCCTCGTGGACTCTGACTACTACGGTGCAGAAGTTGTCCGAGAGGATATGTCGTCTGAGGAAGACGTTGACACGATTGCACAGAAGCGTGTCATCACCGTCTGGACTCGTATCGGATGGGCGGCCATCTACCCGAGTGCCGCAATCAAGATTACGGCGTAAACTGACTTGTGTCCAGTTAACTGTACGGTGATACTATGGCAAGAATTACAATCGAGGATGTTCGAGAAGTCCTCGACACTGAGCTTGAAGATGACACGCTGATGGCATTCGCAGAGGATGCCAACAGAGTTGTCAATCAACGCATAGCACCGTACAGTGATGATTCAGCGGCACTTGCCGCAGTGGAGACGTATGTTGCGGCACACATCGCAACAAGTAAAGAGCCTCGTGTTCAGTCGGCATCCCACGAATCTGTGAGTTTCGAATACGCAGAAGGACAGGGACAATCCTACTGGCATCAAGCTCTAATGATGGACCCAACTGGGCGTCTCGCTCGTCCAAGTGGGTATCCGATTTACACAACAGGCGATTGAGGTACGATAATGACTTCCATTGACATTGAAGTAGACGGTATTTCAAGTGTGAACGCAAAGCTTGAAGAAGCAAAGCCCGGTACTGCCGAGTACCGTGTGAGTGCGAACACAGATTACGCCGTCTACGTCGAGTTCGGTACTCGATATATGGAAGCTCAACCGTACCTTCGTCCTGCTGTGAATCAAACGATGCGCGAAGCAGACGCTATCGCTCGCAGTTCCGATTCTGTTGAAGAATTTGTTGAGGAACTTGCTGAAAATATTGCCGAACGTGCGAAGGATGAAGTACCTGTTCGCACAGGACGACTCAAGCGTTCAATCAAGGTGGAGAAAGTATGACAGATAATGTAATCACACGCACCACGCCTACTGCGCGGCGTATGCACTCGAAGTTTACCGAGGAGCTTACTGTTTATCAGTACACTTGGGATGATTCGGGTGGGACGAATGAATACGCAGACGGCGACTGGACTGTGACTACTTCCACCGTTGATGGAACTGTGAGGCTTCCTGAATCAGTCGATTATGACAATGAAGTAACAGGAAGTGAAGTTGACTACGACGTTAACATTTATGTCAACCCTGAAGATGTGAATATTGTTGTCGGAGAAGACGACGAAACTCGTGCTACAGAGTTTGAAGACTCTAACGGGCGTCGGTATCGCGTCATCGGATTCAAAGACGAATCATCACTGTACGAAGTTGCGTGCAAAGAGGTTGAGGTGTAAACGATGCCAACAAATATTTCAGATATTAGACTGAAGGTACGTGACTTACTTCGTCAGAACTTCGACAACACCGAGATGGTTGAGTCACTTGAAGACGATGATATTCACACTGGTTGGTGGGACGGTGGAAAAGACGCCCCACAAATTACCATCACAAACACAGAGGAAAGCCCTCTTCAGGGTGGAGATTCCGGTATTACCGGCCTCAAGGGTGATGGTAGCGGCTACGTTCAACACATCAACGGTACTGTTACTGTGAATTGTTGGGCAGGAGGCCGTGAAGACTACACCAATGAAGGTGAAGCCCAAGTGCAAGCGCAGGCTATGGCCGATGAAATTGAGCGCATCGTTTACAACAACCTCCACGCTCTCAGCAACGTGTCTTCGTTGGCAGTTAATCAACGAATTAAACTTGTTGAAGATGAAGAAACCCCAGTTGCACACCGTGTCCAACTGCAACTGATGTATAACTGGACACGCGAATAACATTTAACTACGAGGATTATTAATTATGACTCAAGCAACAAACACAGACAGTGGCATTCGGAACCACCGTATTGAGTTTGTACGAGAGAGTACGCCGGGTGAAACTCCTGCGGACCCATCGTGGAATCTCTTCTCTGACAACGTAGATACGGCACTGGTTGCGAGTCCAGACGCACAGATTGAAGGACAGCGCGGTGTAGGTGACATTGATTACCAAGCATTCTACCGTGGCCCTGAAGACAACTCCGCATCTATCGACTACCACCTCCAGAAGTTCTTCACGGATGGGAGCGGCAACCCTCTTGACGCTTCTGGTGACGCCATTCTCCGAGATGCTGACAACGATGTTTCGGCAACACACACCATCGTTGACAGAGGTGAACTCGGTGCTGGTGAACGTGTGTACAAGGTAGTCAAGGGTGGGTATCCGAACCTTGGTGACGTGTCAGGGGACCCGTCTTCAGGACTGCCGATTATGATTTCGCTGGAGTACGAGGCGAAGAAGATTCGTTCGTACCACGTCACACAACCTGACAGTTCAACGACTCTTGATGTTTCGTCTACGTCCTCTGACGACACGACACAGACGCTTACCATTGAGAGTGACGGAGGTTCCACGACTGATGATGTTTCACTGAATGGAACTACAGCTGTCACAACCACAGAATCCTTCTCCAGCATTGATGCTTTCGAGCTTGATGCTGAGACGAAGGGTAACGTGACTATCAAGGACGATAGCGGAAACACACTCGTCACAATCTACGGCTCCAACGAGTACGACAACATCGAAGGCGACTTGGGTGTTCCTGTTCTTGGTTCTGGTAGTCACGCAAGCTCTGTTGGTTCTGCCTACGAGAGCTTCCTTGACGACAAGGTTACTCGTGGTGGCTCTGACATTGCCGCAGAGCTTCGTTCCACGAACTTTAACGTCTCGAACAACTACGACAAGACTGGCGTTGCTGGAACACTTCAGCAAGCTGTCCACGTCGGACAACGTGACGTTGAGGTTTCCGCAACCATCGCTGGCAACTTCGAAGGCCACGAGTCGATGATGGAGCATATGCGGAACGTTCAGCTTGACGTTGTGTGGGAGTTCGACGGAGGTACTGTTACCTTCAAGAACGCAACTCTCCAGAGTGTCGGTGACGTAGGCCCGAGTGCTGGAGATGCTGTGTCTACCATCGACAACACCTTCAACTGTGAAGGTATCGACGTGTCGGCAAACTAAGGATAGCCTCCTGAACGGCCTTTATTAATTTTTCTTTTCTAATCTAACTCCACAGATACATCTCTACTTTGTCAATATTTGTAGTAATCACACGCGGCGACTTCTTTCTGCTCAAGACGATGCTTGCTGTAGCGGGAGCGGCAGGCGGTGCCGACTGTGATTACCTTATAACTTGTAGCCAAGTGCTTGTGGCAGAACCTTTATAAGCCCGTAGGTTTAATGTACTTACAAGAGCCGCCCGGTTTGGCTCTCTACAACGAGGACATAAAATATGACAGAACAAAACGACGAACTCGAAATCGCGGAGCCTGAGGACTTCTTCGTGGAGCGAGATGGTGACGGGGAACTACAACCTGTCACCCAGCCGCTTCCGGGTGTCGAGCAGGCAATTCGTGTCATCCCGATGACGATGGGTGACGTAAACAAGTACGGACTTGACGAAGGTATGGACTTGGAAAATGAAGATATTGCGGCAATCCTGAACGAACACTGGTACGATGTTCGTGAACGCGACGGTTACGAAGTCACCACCGAGATGGTTGAAGAAGACGCCATCGGTTTCGGTAAGGACGCCCTCATTCAATCCATTCTCCGTGCATCTGGATACGATATGCAGAACGCTCTCAATATGGAGCAGTTCGAGATGCTCGCTGGAATGGAAGAGGGAAAGTTCGAGAGGGTGATGGAGATGGCGGAGCGTCAGCAGGAGTAAGCGAAGAATCCAAAGAAGTTCGGTACTCAAAACTCGTCGCCCAACTGCACGATGATGGGTACAAGTACATTGGCCCAACTGCGATAACGAAGTTGACTGTTCCTGAAATTCGAATCCTGAAAGAAGGACAGAAGCGTATTCAGGAAGAGAAAGAAGCACAACGGAAGGCGATGCAGAACTCTTCTGCAACGAACTCGCCATCTGAAGTGAGCGATACGCGGACTGAAATCGAAAAATCGAAACAGCAGAGTACGAAGCAGTTGGTTGAAGATATAAATAATCAGTGAGGTAAGTTATGCCATTTACAAGTAGCGGTGGAGAAGTTTCCATCAATATTGATGCAGAAGACAACGCCAGTGACGACATTGAGCGGATTAAGGAGCGGTTTCAGAATCTTCGAAGTTCTGCAATCAGTGCAACATCAGCCCTACAACGAGTAGCTGATGCTATTGATGATGCCGCAGATGAAATGTCAGACATTTCAACATCGGTAGCTTCAACAAATGCGTCATTCAACCGACTGGAAGAAAATGCTGAAGCCGCTGGGGACCAAGTACACGACGTTGGTGATAATGCGTCCACTGCAAGTGCTAAAATGGCAACACTTGCCGCTTCTTCTTCACTTGCTTCAGGAAGAATTGACGAAGTTGGTGATGAATCGACTACGACAAGCGCAAGCTTGACGATGCTCAGTGGTTCAACGACAGCAACTTCAACGTCAATGACAGCACTGAGTGCTTCAACACTTACTGTTATTCCTGCACTTGCGGCACTTTCAACTGTAATTGCACCACTTGCGGCTACTCTTGGTGGAGTCGCCGCCGCTCTTTCTGGAGTTGCCGCTGGTATGACGGCTGTTGTTGGAACAGGACTCTACGCTTACGGAGAGCAACTTGCAAGTCAAAATGAAGAACGACTTGAGCAAGTTAATTCTGAGATTGAACAACTTGAAGGGCTTAAAGAACAGCACGGTAGTCTGACTGATGCACAACAGGAACAACTTGAGTCACTTAAATCTCAAAAGGAAGAGTTAAAGGAAACGACAACTGTGATGGGTGCCCTCGGTGAAGAGATGGAGCCTGTACGGGAACAACTCCACGAAACAGCGATGGAGATTGGGGAGCAGTTTGTTCCGCTTGTCCGAGATGCAATTGACGCCCTTCCACAGTTCATTCGTAATATGCAAGACGCCCTCGGGCCACTTCAGCCTTTCGCTGACGCACTCCGAGAGATTGGACAAGTTGCGTTCCGAACCATTCCACAGATTACTGAGCAGGTTATGGATATGGCTCGTGAGGCACTACCAGCAGTGGTAGACTTCACGACATACATCCTGAACAGTGCTGTGCCCGCACTCGAAGAAATGTGGGAAGTTACAAAAGAAGTTGGACCCGGTATTGCAGAAGTTACATCTGAGTTTATGGAAGCACTACCGGCGATTCTTAAATTTGGCACAGCAATACTTACGTCAATCATTGAAATTCTTAATACAGCAATTGATGTGTTCGATGCTGTTAACGAAGCAACAAATGGTTGGGCCGCACGACTGCTGGTTATTGGTAGTATTGTTGCAACATTTAGCAGTCAGCTCGGGACACTTGTTAGTGCGCTGTCAAGTGTTGTCTCTGTTGTGAATACTGTTGTTAGTATTCTTGGAGGCCCACTGACGCTTGCATTGCTTGGAGTAATTGGTGTTGTTGGTAGCCTTGCTCTTGGATGGAAACAAAACTGGGATGAAATCAACAGCAAGCTTGCCTCTGTGAAGAACCAGATTGTTGGTTCACTTTCAACACTGTCGGACGAGATTGAAGGGCTTCAAAGTACAGTACAGAGTGCATTCACACTTACTGAGAAGCAGTCTTCAAAGATGGAGAAGACACTCTCCAAGAATATTAACTTGGTTATTGGTGCTGTTGAGGCCTTCGGAGATGCTATTGAGTGGCTTGTAGACAATTATTACGAGCCTCTAATGGGTGAAATTCTTAACCTCACAGAAACACACCTTGGTCCGCTGGTTGATGAATTTATCGAGACGTTTAACGTTGTTTCAAGTGCTGCGCGTCAATTCATCAACTTCTTCGTTGGTATCTGGAACGCATATGCTGACGAAATTCTGGCAGTTATTGAGCCTGTTCTCGACATTCTGGTTAACACCGTCGGCATCGCGTTCGACGCAATCCTCAGCACAATCCGCGTCGTTCTTGCATTAATTCGTGGTGACTGGACAGATGCGTGGAATATTATCGAAGGATTCACAAAACGAACACTTGGCCGAATCGAAAATATTATTGGTGCGGCACTTGATGCAATCGTTGCAGTCTTCGAACTTGCAATTGACGTGATTGTGACGACGTGGACGTGGATGTGGAACAACCTTGATAGCATCGTTACAGGCGCACTTAACGCAATTGTTAACTTTATCACAGCGACACTGAATGGTCTTGCAAATACCCTTGAAGTTATCTTCAACGGCATCGTTCGTGGAATCCGTGGTTCACTGGACTTAATTGAAGAAATCTTCCGAGGAGCCATCAACGCTGTCGAAAGAGTTGTTCGAACAGGGTTCAACGCAATCAGTAACCTCGTCTCGAACATCCTTGGCGGCATTCAAAGCACTACTCGACGTACTTGGAACGGTATCAAGAACACTATTCGAGGTGCTGTCAACACGATTAAGCGAACTGTGCGCCGTGTGTTCAACACGACTGCTGGAATTGTCAGTTCCATCTCATCGAAAACACTGTCAGTGGCGCTGTAACAGGCATCCAGAACACAGTGTCGAGTGGTGTGAACACAGTTGAACGAACGGTTCGCAACACATTTAACTCTGTTGACAACATCGCCTCCAATATCTGGAACGACATCGAAAACACACAGGCATCCAGAACACAGTGTCGAGTGGTGTGAACACAGTTGAACGAACGGTTCGCAACACATTTAACTCTGTTGACAGCATCACCTCCAATATCTGGAACGGTATCGAGAACACCATTGACAATACAATTGGTGGTGCTGAGGACGCTGTTGACAACGCTGTTAGTGGTATGGAGAGTGCCTTTAACTCGGCATTCAACGCCATTGACAACGCTGTTGACAACACCATCAACGGACTTGAAGATACCATTACAGGAACAGTTAATGATGCGGCTGACGCTGTGAGTAACACTGCGTCTGACTTCTATGACGCTGGAGCAGATATTGTTGATTCACTCGTTAGCTCTTTCACAAGTCTACCGGGTGATGTTGCAGACGCACTGTGGGACTTGCCGAACGAAGTCGCTGACGCCTTCGGTGACGCTGCTGACGAGGCTGTCGAGACGTTCAACAGCTATCTCCCTGACTCACTTCACCTCCCGAGCATCGAGGTTCCTAATTGGGATATTGATATTCCAGAATACACCTTCAACGCACCACAGGAGCTTGGTGGCGGAGAAATTGGGTCAATCGGTGGACAGGAGTTCCTTGGAGAAGGTGAATTGCTCGATATTGGCGGCTACGGTACTGGCTACGACGTACCGCAACTCGCTGAAGGTGGGCTGGTTGACAGTGCAACGATGGCGATGATTGGTGAAGGTACGCAGTCCGAGGCAGTTCTCCCACTCGATAAGCTGTCCACAATGCTCGACAGTACGTTCGTTGCAGGAATGGATGCAATGTCCCCGACTGCAACTGCGAACGTTTCTGGCGGCGCTCAGACGGTTGACGTTCGCCTCAGAGTTGAGGGCGACGACGAACTCACAAGACTTATCCGTGAGAACGCCGAAGTAGTAGTTGAAGAGAATGAAGAAGACAAGCAGGACAGACTTCGGAGGTTCTAAAAATGGTTGACACGTCTTGGACAGTTGACGACGGTGTGAGTACCTACACAATTGATGGAGTGGGGCTTGATAATGGATGGCCCGACTTCAACATCGGAGAAGAGACTGAACTGACGTTCATCTTCGACGGAAACAATCACCTCAGTCGATACGAGGCGTTCTTCGACACGTTCGCAGAGCGTCTTGTCGAAGGGCTGATTGTTACTGGACGAGACTACAGGACAGAACCATACTTTTCCATCACGCAAATGCCCTCCGATACATCAAAATCCTACCTCTGGAAGCTACAGCCTGCTGACAGAATTAATGGATTAGAAGACTGGTGGGTTGTTGTACAGAGCATCGAAGATGATACACAAATGGCTGGTGGCGGTGAGCGAGTAAATGTGACAGTATTCACACTCGCGCCTGCCTCTCAGCTTACACGCGAACAAGTGAAAGATAAATTTGAGGATGAGCTATAATGCCTGACTGGACATATACACCAAGTGGAAGTTCGAGAGCGGACATTGACGTTGATAGCAACGGCAATAGCTACTTTAACACAGTTGATGGTGGTGTCGAGTCACTTGACAGTAACGGAAACTCCCGTTGGACTGTGGACCCGAATGGTTCAGACACGACTGGCGTGCGTTCATTGACGCTTAATGATGCTGAAACAAGGGTGTTTGTTTCTTATGGTAGTGAATTATACATCCTCAATGCGTCTGATGGTAGTACACTTAACTCTTCGTCTGGTTCTGATAATATTGGGGACATTTACGGACTGAATAGCGATACAAATATCGTTGGTGTAAATTCCTCAAACGGTGATGTTGAAATTATTGATGCAACATCGTTCGGTTCTACAGACAGTTACAATCCATCAAGAGCAATTGATAACATTGAAGTTCAGGGAAGTTACATCTACGCCGCGACAAGTGACGGACACGTTCACAAATTGAACAAGTCTGACTTGTCTCTCGTCAGAGAGGAAGAGGTTGAAGCAGATTTTAATGCGGTTGATGTACACGACGCAAACTCTGAGACGTTCTGGTACGGATACAACGGAAATCTTCACGAAGTTGATACGTCACAAACACCGTGGGTTTTCAACTGGGACGTTACAGCAGAAGATACTGACGTTCAGTATGACCCAGTTGACGACGAATTGTACACAACTGGCGGTGGAAACGACAACACAATCAACAGAATTAACGCGACAGATGGTAGTAGATACCGCTTCCTGTCTTCAGGAACCTACAGCGGCTTCGGACAAGTTGCTGTTCCGTCTGGAAGTAAGGTGATTGTTGGGGCTGGATTTGGAGATATTGTTAAATACGACGACTCTGAGTTCACCACACCGCTCACGTCTGTCAATGCAACACAGTACGCTGGTACTGCGTCGATGAACAGCGGTTCACCGTTCTTCAAGGAGCAGATAACGTCTACACAGTACGCTGGAAATACGTCGATGAACCCGACGACTGTGTTCACCTATCCGACTGCAAAAGCCACGATGAATGCGGCACAAGTTACCGCAACCTCTGCTACTTCATCACAGTTCGCGGCTACTGCGTCGATGAACACGACGACACTTCCGATTACTGTCACTGCGTCGATGAATACGACAGCATTGACAGACGAAATTGATGCTGTTGGAAGCAGCGCCGCAGGTGTGATGAACACAGCGGACGCCAACACTCTCGACACCGCCGTAAGGATTAACGACAAGGACGGTAACGAGTACCTTGTCACGGGTATTCTGTACGAAGGACAACATCCAACCCTCCGTGAAGGTGAAACGACTACTCTGACGCTGTTCACGGACGACACGGAGACGTATGAGAATTTCCAAGACTACGACTTGTACCTGAACGAAGATACGATTCAGTCAGGTAATTCATATTACAATAAGCCGTGGTACAGGGAAATTCTTAACCCTGACGCAAACGTTTCATCATATCTCTGGAAGTTCCGTCCTGCGTCTAACGTTGTCTCACTCGACTCGTGGTGGGTTGTTGTGACGGCGATTTCTGACAGAACGCAGATGTATGGAACTGGATACCAATTCGAAGTACAACTACTGGCCCTCACCCCAGTCAATGGTGAGACTTTCACAGAAATTGAGAACGAGTACGAACGATGACACAAAGCTACGTAATTCGCATCGGTGCGGCTGATACTGGTGACGCAGATTACATCACGAGCATTCGTGATTACAACAGCATAAGTATCAACAAAAATCCGACTGCGTTTGGAGACTGGGAGGCAAAAATTCCATACGACACCAGCATCGAAGACGAAGTGTTGGAGCGTGTGTTTATTGTCGATGAAACGACAGACGATACAGAAGATGCAGTAATTTTCGCTGGCCTTCTTGAACGAATAAACTCCGATGGAACAAATGCAGGAACTACGACAATCAGTGGGCGTGGAATATTCCTCGAAGAAGACTACGACGCTCGCACGATTACTGTCGAGAACTCCTTCCTGAAGGACGAGATTCAGTCGTTTGCATCTAATCACATCGGCTTCGACACTACCTTCCAGACTGCGACGACAACGGGTGACGAACCGTTCGAGAGTGATGGAAGTGCGCTCCTTGACGACGTGAACACAGTCTCGAACACACCACTCCAAGAGGACACTGATAAGCTCTACGTCGCTGAAGTTGGAAAGACATTTGACTTCACACAGAATGACTTCGATAATGCAACAAAGTCGGGCAGTGTGACTAAGATTGACGATGACGCATACTCGAAGCGTAGTGGTGTCAAGTTCGGAGATGGTTCTGGTACGCACACGTTTGAATTTGATATTGGTGTCTTCGAATATGACGTACCGGATTACGAGCTTCCGTTCCGTCTTGAGGCGAATGGAACTCTTGATGAAGCGAGAATCTTCGTTAACGGAACTAAAATCGTTACTGGAACTGTGTTCTCCGGCTCCCACGAGTGGGTTAATCCACTCTCAAGTGGTGACTGGACGACGAATAACTCTCCAAGTACGATTTCATCAGGCAGTTCTGTCACTGTTCGAATAGAGGTTGACACGAGCGACTCAACTTCAGAACTGTACGCTGATTGTTTCAGTCTCCACGATAATCGGTACTCTTACACTCTACCAACGTCTACAAACACAAACGATGTGTACATTGGTCCCGAGAGAGTGCCACAGAATTTCACATACGACTTTGTGGAGAAAGGTAGTAAAGTTGACACCAAAGCCAGTGCATTCGTTGAAATTGAAGGCTACCCAAGTGGTGACTGGAAGTTCAACAGCCTGACAGCAGAGTTTACTGGTGATTTACAAAGTGGTGGAACTGACACGGTTAGTGAGACGTATGCACCGGGTAATCCGTTCGACTTTGCGACATACGACGTAGTGTTCTCCTCAGAGGCTACAGGCGTTTCTCTCGACATTCCTGTGTCGATTAGTGACAGCGATAACGAAGCATCTGAAGTATCTGGTGGCTTCTCACTACCTGCAATCGACTACATCGCAATCATTCCGTTCGACTCTCGGAACTTGACGTACATTCAGCAGAAGGAATACAGTGGAACCGACGCTGATATTTTCAAGAAACTACACGATGATTCAGTGTACGATTTCTCTGTTGACTACGCTGACTACGACAACATCGAGATTCACACGTTCCCGAAGGGTGACGAATCAGCCTTCGAAGGTGTGACGACAGTTGACTACAACCGGGAGCTTGACTATGGTGACTACGCTAACAAGGTTACTGTCGTTGGTAGTGATAGTGCAGGTAACAGAATTACTGCAACGAAACAGGACGACGATGCTATAAGCAATCTTAACGGAAAGGTTGTTCATCGAAGCTTCAGTATGCCTGACAAGTCTACACAGGTTGAAGTGGACTACGCGGCGAAGAATAAGCTCCGTGAGTCGCTTCAGAATGCGACACAATCCGGCTCAGTTGAGGCTGTGCCTTCACGCATCCAGCCGGGTAAAGCATACGGTTGGACGGCATTTAACGACAAGTTTACCCACGGTGGAACTATTGGAGCAGGTGGTATAATCCTCGAACAAGAGTCTGACTACCTACAAACATCCACCATCGCCAACAGCGAGAACCCGAACGAGATTGTATTCGAGTTCCTTATCTGGCCGAAGCTGAAGAGCCTTGACGATAACCAGTACAAGACGATAATTGGTACACCGCACGGAAACGATGGAGATTTCGTCAGAGTGTACGGTGATGGTTCAATAGAGGCGTGTCAGCCAACTGATACTGGTGGTACACCCTTCAGTCGAACATCTCCTGAACTCTTGCACGAGGAAGTCTCCCGTGTGACTATCCGTATGAACGAAGTGTCTGGTGAAGGAGGCATCTACATTGACGGAGGTACTGCTGGCTCCCCCGATGCTGTGCTTAATCACACTGCCGAGCCTGATTTGGGGCACTTCGTTATCGGAGCGTCTTCACCGACGAACGTGAACAGTGTGACTAATCCTGACATTTGGTACAGACTTGACGCATACGACACATTCGCGTCTACAGATGCGTACCAAGACGGAGACAATATTGACAATGGTGAAATTGTCGTTGACATTAAAGGAACACTCAACGCCACTGTGGATAATTCTGATGATTACGTCACGTTCGATGGAACTGGTGTCAGTGGTGGTGGCTTCGATATGACGTTCACATCAGCCTTCGAAGCAGATGATACTGCTGACTGGGACGTTGATAATGAAGACTTCTCCGCTGCGATGTGGGTTAACGACATTGACGTAGACTCACAACTCTTCCAGAAGCTCGATGGAGCAGGCCACGAGTTGTACATCGACAGTAACGGATTTGTGAACTACCGAGTAACTGACAACTCGACAGAACAGATTGTTACTGGTTCGACAGACGTGACAACTGGCGCACATCACGTTGGCGTGACACTTAACAATGATGGAAACATCCGCGTCTACGTCGATGGAGAAATCGACGCCGAAGAATCGTATGACTACAGTGGGACGTTCATTTCGAACAATGCAAATATCTTCTTCGGTAACGACGAAGCTGGTAATCGTACCATCGACGGAACACTTTCAGAAGTTGCGTGGTGGACTTCAACCGCACTCTCATTTACAGAGATGCAGGAACTTGGAACGTTCGACAAGACTGCTGACACGTTCGTTGGTGGCATTGACGACGTTCGACTATGGGAGAGCGGTGACTTACAGACGAGTCTTGACTACCCGTTCACGTCAACTGACAACTCTGTGTACGATGGTGTTCGAAATGAACTTCACGTACTACTTGCCTTTGACGAGGCGAGCTACGTACCACAGTTCGATTTCCTCGACAGTGGAGGTAGCTTCTCCCCCGCGACAAACATCTTCAACAACGGTGGAACGCTGTACAAGCCGGAGCGTGGGACGCTTGAAGAAGTCTCTATCTCCCTTGGAAGAGGTGATGCCAGTATGTCTCTCAAGCTCAACCTAACACGTCGAGTGGATGCAAAGCTTAATGAGACAACAAAAGAAGTCGAGAATCTAAAGAATGAAGTGTAAGGTGATATGATGAGTGCAGCAGTTATTGCCGCAGGTATCACACTACTTGCTGGTATAATTACGACTCTTGTTGGATTGGAATATAGAAATCTCAAACGGCGCATCCGTCAACTTGAAAAAGGTGACGAGGATGACGCCGAAGAACGTCGTAGTATTCGTCAAAAAGTTAACACACTTTGGCGATGGGCGTTCGGTAGGGAAGATGATGAAACTGACGGCGGCCTCTCTCAAGAAATTCAAAACGGTTTTAACCGGATTGAAGAAGATATTGAAGACTTGCAACGTCGTCAAGAAACCTACCACGAAACTGAAATGAGTCAGTTTGAACGTCTCGTGAATGCTCTTCACGATGACGACGATACTGGCGTTGAACGTGGCGACGTGTTTGGTGAAGAAGAGTAATCACACGCCGCCCGCCACTGTTTGCCTGCCGATGACGGCTGAAATGCCAGAGGCAACTGTCCTCGTTCTCAAGCCCAACCGGGCTTTTTAGACGTTTGTAAGAACTCGTAGTTCATCTACTGGGATTTCGACTGGAATTTGTTTGTCTGAGCGACTGCTCGTATCAAGCTTGTTCGAGTCGAATTGTTCGTTCCCGTAAGTGTAGTCTTTTTCTTGTTTTATTGGCAGAACGGCGATGCCGTCTGTGAATACTATCAGTACACCAACATCGACGCCTTCTTCGAGTAGTTCTTTCCCTGTCTCGATTTTCGTGTGTGGGAATTTTGTTTTTCTGTATCCGTTTAGCGAACAGCTTCGCGTCTTTATTTCTAAGTGGAGGGTGGGGTTGTCATCTGAATCATAAAAAGTTCTGTCAATGTCGTTGAATGTCCCACGGTCCTCGTGAGAGTCCAGTCCATCGTATTTTTCACACAATCTGTCTGAAATTTCTTCTTCGTTCTCGTGTCCTGCTTCGATTTGTTCGTACCTACTACTTGCTTGTTGATTCGTGCCGTGTGCGATGATTTTGTGTCCACATTCATCACAGTTGCCGATAACTTCGGGTGAGGTGCTTAGTTTGGGAGTCGTAAGCTTTTTATTGATGTGGCCACAATGTGGACACGGAGCGCCAGAACCATTCGGGACACTCAAATCAAGCGTGCTGTTGATGGCCGAACTGAAATCGAAACGTTTATCATCGTTGCTACCGTTAGTGTTATCCGTGGTGTTAAAGGTGAAATCTGTCATATCTACCGGGAAACTGCAAATTATTTGAAAAGCGTTACTGCTGTAGATGAACAAACAACATCTGCTCGAAGACTCGTCGTGCGTCGTCAGATAGCTTCCACGTCGCCGGGCCTGAAGATTCGTAATCCTCAACCATTTCGACAATCCCACTACCTGAGAGGACTTTCATTTTCCCAATCAGGCTGTACTCAGACGCCTCAAACGTCTCGTACAGTGGTAGCTCTGCAACAATGTCTCCGTGTCGTCGCATCACGTCGAGCATCTCGTGTGAGCAATCTACAACATCAGTCTGCTCGATGTAGTCAAGCGTATCGTAATATTGTTCAGTCCACTCCCACGTCGTCGCGGAGTTGTTCCACGCACTCTCGTCCTTCTGGACGAAATCCTCGTGACGGAGTGTGTTTAACTCACTCTTTCCAATACTATCACTGTGCTTGAACCGCCAGCTTTCCTGCTCGAAAGTCGTATCACTGTCGTCGTAGTTATCTGCCAATACTGCTGTATTCGAAATTATGTGTGCTTCAAGTTCCATCGTCATAGTTAGAATCGTTGGAAAATATTAGTAAGAACTACCGTCTGTCGTCAGTTTTCGATAATTTCACTGTCGTAGCCAGCGTTTTCTGTAATCTCAGCAACATACTCAGCAAGCTCTTGTGTTTGTGTATCGTATTCGTACACTGTGCCGTCGTCCATAACTTCAACTGTAAATTCACTCATAGTTATTCGTCAGAGTCGTCGCCGCGTGTGATTACTGTCCACTCGTCAGAGTCTCGCAGGGCTTCCGAAACGTCCTTGCCCTCGTTCTTTGCCTCTTCCGTAAACGTCTTATATTCGTCAAGTAGAGATTTTGCAGATTCGTTCATATTTACCTACCGGGAGTTTCTTTCTCCCTATGTACTATTACGTACCCCACCCTTATAAAGCTTTCGGTCCTATAGGAGCCTATAGTCTACTATATCTTTCCGCGTGGAGTACAGTGCATACATCCGTTAAGTGTTCCGTCATTGTCACAGAAAACTCTAAAGAACGTATCGGAAACTTCTCCATCACACTTGTCACATTCTTTCATCGTGAAACACTCCTGTAAACTTCCCCCTCTGAGAGTGTATCTGACTTCCAGAACTTGTCACAATTGACTACAGACATTGCAACGTGGTTCAGAAGTTCTTCGTTGGGGCCTTCGTACACGACAGTCCCATCTTCGTCCTCATAAATTGAGATTTCACTCGCATTAACGTCGAAGTCGTCACTCATTGACGAAGCAACGATACTCTCTGTCCAAGCGTCATCTGCACGAGCCGCTGCGATTGTTCTATTGTCGATAACTTCTTCAGATTCAATTTGTAGAGTCGCCATATTTGAGTCACCTACCGGGAGGAGATTTAACCTTCCGTCCCTATGTACACTATTGTACCCACAGGTACTTAAAGCTTTCGATTTCTATAAGAGATATGACAAGAACTGCTTGGTGGAGAACACTTAAGTAAGGTAAGCAGTAACATACAAATACAGACAAATGAAGTGAGCTTCTATGTTTTCCGATGAAGAGCGTAGTCTTGTTGACGCGGCTGTGTTAACAAGCGCACGACTGTCGAAGAAGCGAGTAGTGTTTTATCTCACCAACCGTCAAGACGCTGAGTGGATTTACACTCAGTATGACGAGCTTGGAACACAACGTAAGCTTGAGCAGACAGAGTACAGCGCAGTAGGCCGAGAACATTACATCGAACTTTCCGAAAGTGATGAACACTCTCTAAGCGACGAGGACGCCTACTCGTGGAACGAAGAACCAGTCTGGATGGTTTCCTTCACTCCGACTGAGAAATTCCTCAAGCGGGCGCACATTTGGTACAACAACGAGTCAATTATCTCCAACGTACCACGAGACTTCGAGATTACACAGACAATCGCAGAGATTATTTACCGCATCCGCGTACACGAGATGAAAGGAGATTGTGGCTACCCAATCCTCGAATTTGAACTTGAGGCACTTGACGAACTTGAGGACAACTTCGAATCAAAGAATATGGTTCCCACACGAGTCAAGCGACTCTTCAGACTCGACGCTGAGGACAGCGCAATCTTTCGTACACTCGTCGGCGTAGATGCTCCAGAGACGGAGGTGCAAAAAGATGCAGAACATCCAAGTGAGTAACGAAACCAAGCGCAAGCTTGACATTATCAAGCAACAGTGCTTTGGTTCTCGTGAATTAGACGACGAAACACTACTTTACTTGATGGCTGAAGAAGTGCTTGAAGAATAAGCACCACATTCGTCATCTTTCAACCCACGGGGTAGGGTATCTGCATCGAAAACACCCCTGTAAACGGTGATTTAATATGACTGAAGATAACACAACTGAAAACGACGACGTGCGATGGAAGTACCTCAACTCAGGTATTGCTGGGTTGATTATGCTAACTCTCGTGATACTTCTACTCGGTTCAGGAGTAGGAGTAATCACACTGGCCGCCATCTCTCAGGCGTGGTTTTTCCTCTTCGCAACTGCTGTCGCCACAGTTCTCGTATGGGCATTCGGTAAAGAGAGCTATCAGTCTTTCAAGGGTAACTGACGTTGGGGGAAGATTTAAGTATCCACACCTATAAGTAACAAGTGTCCAAGCGACAAGGCGAGTTACTTCGACTCTATGATACGTCGCCCTTCCCTCGCCTTGGTTATTATTGGACGTGCTTCGTGGTTCCATAATTCACTCAGGCTCCTCGCTGGAGCCACTTTTCGTTTTGGGCCGGTAGTTCAGTTTGGTAGAACGTCTTCTTTGCAAGAAGGTTGCCGCGAGTTCGAGTCTCGCCCGTGTCCATAGAAGTCTCGGAGTTCCCGTTGGCGAGGGACACGGCGCTTTGGACGCCGAGTTCGGAGGTTCGATTCCTCCCGAGACTATTTTCTTTTTCTAATACGTTCTTTACTTGTCTCGTCTCACGACGAGACGGGTAATCACAGTCGGCACCGCCTGCTGCTGCCGCTAATCTGCACCTACCCCAAGGTTTAAGTAGGTATAGGTACAACTTTGTACTGTGGAGAGATAAATTATGCCAAAAGACGGCTACGAAGGCATCAATCTAAAGCCTGATACGAAGACGCGGATTGACGAATTGAAAACTGAAATCTTTGGAACAACCAACGCGAGCCACGACGAAGTTGTTACGCGGCTCATTGAAGAAGCTGGATACGGAGGTGAAGAATAATGAGCGATACTATCAAGGTAGATGAATCAATCAAGGAGCAACTCAAGGAACTCAAGGAGGGTGACACCATCTCCAAGTACGGCACTCTGAGTTACAATGACTGCATCCGGTATCTCCTTGACGTACACGACGGAGACGCCGAGCGTGTCACTGTGAGTACCGACGACACTACGGAGAGTACCGATGATGAAGAAGACGACACAGCCGGTGTGAGGAAGTCTGATGCTGGTTCCAACGTCGAGGACAAGATTGAAGCTGTCCGCGTCGATGGCGAATCTGAAGAGATGGAACTGGAAATCGGTGACGAAGGCGCTGACGAATAGAGCAATATGACAGACGTAATTACTCCACATTTCGAAGATGATGAACTCATTGGAGTGGAAGTAACATTTGAGAACGTTGACATTCACGAGTTTGAAATTCGTGAGAACGTCGAAGAAGGTGAAATATTCACCCTTGGAGAACCACCAGTTGACTGCTTTGTGGTTCCACCAGAGTACACACCGTGGGACGAAGATGTGCTGGTTGATGTGGACCTCTATGGACCGCCGACTGAGGATGATGAACTATGACAAACGAATTAATCACACGGACGACAATTGATGGCAATGAAGCACTGACTTTCAAACCAAAAGAGATTGCCGACGCTGGACTTGACATATATTTGACACAGCCTTCAGACTTCGAAGAATTTTCGGATTCTGTTGAGCAATGCTACGAAGTTCCAACAGAGCGTAGTTGCCTTGATGAAGTGACGTTCGTTCCAGTCGCGTTCTGTAACTCACCTCGGGAATATGTCGAGCGTGTTGATGAAGCTACTGATGACTCTGAGGAGTGGAACTACAACGGGAAGGATTACAACGTCCCTGACGAAGACGCAATTCGTTGATGAACTATAGCCACCAATAGGCACCTATAGGGAGTTATAGAATTTAATATGATACCTATAGGACCGAAACCTTTAAGTGGTAGCGTCCCCAATGTACTAACAGAGCGTAGAAAGGCAACGTCCGCCTCAAACAAAACGAGTTTAATGAAGTCGTCGTCTGTAATGGACGGAGATGATGACTAAACTCACTTACGTCTCAGAAAACCCGGAAGGAACTGTCAAAGGTTAGAGAAGCGACGAACGCCGCTCAACGATGCAGACTGAAAAACGCTTCTTCTTAGGTCCGGTGGACTCCACGTAAGCCGTGAGCCGAGAAGAAACTCGGAATCCAAGACGCCTCCTGAAAGATGGATGACTGGCTTGGAACGTCACTCGCTTTGCGCGAGGCGGTGTGGAGTTGGTGAAGTTCAAACGGACTTCACCATTGTATGGGAATACGCCCACGACAACATAGCCTCTGGCTCGGCACCTAAGGCCTCGAACAAGTTCAAGTGAACCCTTGAACAAGAACGAAGCTTTTTTGAACGAGTTGTCGAAGATGACAACACTCGGCTTCCTTCGGAAGCCAACAGCAGTAATCACAGTCCGCCACGGCACGTCCGCGTGTGATTACCCGGCTTCCGAAGGAAGCCAAGTTGAAGTAACCTTTGAAAAATACTTTTTGAAAACATACTACAGAAAAACATAAAACATCTGACACTGCCCTTGGTGAATACGAGTCCAATTTGGTGAAGGTTGACTGCCTTGGTGAACGACTGGTGGGGCGCTACAGCAGTTGATGAACAGTTGGTGAATAGGAGAACCGTTGGTGGTAGTGTACTCCAAGTCGGTGACGTATCCATCAATTGGTGTATTCTGTGGCGCTTAACTGGCTTTTGCAAGGTAGTGAGACTTTGACGAGAGAAGACCATTCAGGAAGTGTGGATTGTATATAAAGTAGTATAGAGTTTATCAGTCTTAGAAGTTTCCTTCTACTTTTTCATATATAAACCTTTCCCAATTTCAAAACAACTTGCTGAAGGCTCCTACTACCTTTCCTCAAGCTACGTGATTCTCCCAATCCACGCGCAGTCACCACCTCTATTGGCCAATTTCTAACTTCAGGAACGTGCTGTTGTACTCTTCTCCAAGTTCAGGCAACGCTTCTCCAAGGTGTGTGCGGCTTCACGCGGCGTGGGATTTGCCAAGGTTGGCTTCACTTGGTCAACTGGGAAGGTAATCACACGCGGCGGTGTGGCTATTTAGACACTACTCTTTCTATATAGACTCGATTTTTACCCACCGGGTGGGGTGCGCCGGGCCAACTGATGGTGTTGGTAAAGGTGGTATTCACTTTTTAGATGAGTGTTGTCTGTTGTAGACACTACCCTTTTTAGATAGTGTATTATACACTTTTCAAAACAATAACGTGCCGTGGTGGATGCTGTGCGGCACTGTGATTAAGAAAATTATTCAAGGGCCGCCAGTTCCCATTTATCAAAGAGCAACACTTGTTAAGTATTGAAGAAAAGAATATATCCACTTGATGAAACACACCTTTACCAACTTATCTTGTGTTCCAACGTTCGTAATTAGTAGTTTACTACTACAGGTACTTAAAGCTTTCCCTTATATCACCTTAAACACCTTATACACCTTATATCACCTTATACACCTTATATCACCTTATACACCTTAAACAACCTAAACTGTTGGCACCGAAAGTTTTATAAACCCATAGGGGCATTGTATAATTGTCGGCGTCACACTGCTGATGGTAGCCCATTGGCATTTGAAATAGGACGTTGCCATAGCCGACACACGAGATTCCTACCGGGACCTGTCAGCGCCCCATCGGACCTTTTTCAAATGGGGCCATCTGACATTCTGCCATAATCTTTCAGATTCCTTCTCCGAGTGCCGTGTCAAAAAGTTTATACTATCCTCTGCCAAGAGCGCGTTTGTTGGTTCGATAAGACTCTTAGGTTTTGTCAAGTTTTGTCGCTCTCGCTCTTTTGTCAAAGCTCTAAGCAGAAGGACAGCGCGGCGCGTGTGATTACTTACTTGCACAAGACACGCTCTCTGTCCAACTCTTTGCCAAGACTTGTCGCTCTCCTTCTCCAAGCAACGCTCGTCCTCCAACGCTCGCACGCTCCTTCTCCAAGCGATGTGCGTTGTGTCGTGGCGTCAACCAAGTAGCGCACCACCATCAACAGGACACACCTTGGCCAAGGAGACTGCATTCCTTGACAAACTACAGAACTTTTGTAAACGCTTCTCGGCGCTTCGACGGTTTTGAGTAAGAGTTTTGGTACTTTGTGGAGTAGGAGAGGTACCTTGGTTGAGGGTGGCCACCCATTTTGCAGACTGCACCCCCACCCCATCTCTGAGAAAGAGAGGACTGTTATTATGTGCGGGTTATTTTACAGTTAAGATTCCCACTCCTCAAATGTTCTACTACCTCTCCTCAAATGTTCTACTACCTCTCCTCAAATGTTCTACTACCTCTCCTCAAATGTTCTACTACCTCTCCTCAAATATTCAATTTCTTCCTCCAAGATTTACATTTCTTGTTCGATTTGTGACTGCCAGCGCAACATATTCTTCATAAAGTCTACTTCGTGTGTCCCAATAGGATGCTATATAGTCCTATCGGAGTCTATTGGGTCCTATGGCGTCCTATAGGATAGAAGTGATACAACCGAAAGCTTTATAAGAGTAGGCCTGTAATACATAACCACACGAGGACAGTTGTTATGGCATCAAATAACGATTACACAACCGTCGCGCTCCATCCTGAAGATAAGGAGCGACTTGACAGAGTAGGTAAAGAGTGGATTGCTGATGATGAAGACGACACATTTTCGTACAGAGAGGTTGTCAACTTTTTGGTAGATAATCTCGAAGAAAAAGAGTCGGAATACGAGCGTCTACTCGCTCAAGCGATAATCAACGCTGACGAAGACGACGTGGAGCGTGTGATTACTCGGTTGGACAACGACAAAGAATTTGTCAAAGAGGTTTCGAACGATGAGTCAAGGAATTGACTACTACTTCAAGACTGGCGACGACAAGCCGGAAGTTCTATATAGAGTTCCCGGTAACTATGTAGAAAATGACAGCGGTAATTTCACTGCTCAGTTCAGTATGCGTGTCGTCAACCCACGAGGAGACGCACCGATTGTCGATAATTCGACAGCCACGATTGAAGAATACGACAACGACAATGACGAAACGATTCTCAGCTACGAGTTATCACAAGCCGACACAAGTAACGTCGGTGAGTACGTAGCTGAATTTGAACTGACATATCCTGATGGGAGTGTCGAGACATTCCCGAAGGGAGAGTACATCTTCATCAAGATTTCGGAGGCGATTGCGTAATGGAGAACATTTGCCCTGATTGTGATGAAGAATTTGACACACCTTCCGACGAGATGGAACATCGTGTCAAAAATCATACAGAAGCAGGCGGTGAAGGTGGATTTAATCTCTACCACGACGAAGTGTTTCCCATCTTCAACGATATTGCGGTGCGAAAGGCTGTCGCGGAGTGTGATAACCCCACCGTTCGGGATGTAATTGACTACCTTAACGATGAACTTGGTGTTCCTGCACGGATGCCTGACGATGATGGTGCAGAAGTTATGAAGCAGAAGATTAATCATTACAACAATGACGAATTTGGTGAAGAATATGGCGCGACTTGATGAAGACGTTCAGTGGATGATTGTATCTGAACTTCCTGAAGATGAGCCACAGATTGCAGAATCCGATTTGTGTCACGCTGTCTACGACTTGGGGAACGAGTATCCTGACGATAAAGTACCGCTCCTGATTCCAGAAGGTTCTAACAAGGCGGCGTTTCTGGAGATTGGTGAAGCAGTGCAAGATGTTCACGAAGCCTCAGGGACGATTGAGGATGTGAACCTCTACGATTTCTATATAGATGTGTGGCAAGTCTATGTAAAGGCTTACGGAGGTTATGAATAATGACAGACTACGATAATGACGAAGCGCGGAATGTTGACGAAGTAGAAGATAGAATCATCTCGATGGAGAATACTGAATACGTCCGACAGCGACAGGATGGGCGTGGGAAGTCTGTCGAGATGACTCTTCAGCCACAACAAACGTCGCAATTTGACGACGTGAAGACGACAGAACGAATTACGACGATTGACTTGGCTTCTTCCTTTGGAACAAGTGAACTTCGTGACGTTATTATGACAAGTGGCTCGGGTGCAGTCTCACCGGACCCTGATTTGACGACAGGCGAGATGGTTTTAAAGACTGGAACAACGACTGGTTCAAGTGTGAGCCTCCAGTCTGCTGAAACAGGTAGATACACTCCCGGCCACTCAGCCGAAGTTGGTATCGGTGTCCGTGAAGCGACTAACGGATTTCAAAACGACGAAGTTGTAAAGTGGGGATACTACGTTCCAGATGGTGACGGATTCTTCTTCGGGAAGGATGTGAACCCTGCTGACGATACTGTCGAACTATTCGTCGGTATTCAACAAGGTGGAGTGAACGAAAAGAAGGTGTACCGTCGAGACTGGAATGGAGCAGACGTTGATTCACAACTCGGAAGAGAGACTAACCTTCTTACAGAGGGTACAGTCTTTCAAATTAATTACACTTGGTACGGATACGGTGTTATCGAGTATTCTGTCGTGACACAGGATGAGAACAATGAACAGAAGACGATTATCCTTCACCGAGAAGTACGTTTTGGACACACATCAATCGCGGACCCGAACTCTCGTATCACTGTCGAGGCCGACAATGGTTCTACGGCGCGAGATGTTGAGATTCGTGTTGGTGGACGACAGTTCTCAATCCTTGGTTCCGCACCAAGTGAAGAGCGAATTACAGCACAGACACGTCTTGGGCCAGATGGTGCTGGAACAGGTTCGTGGACGTATGTAATGGGTTGGACGAGAGAAGATGGCTCCTTTAACTCACGGTTCGACGTGTCAAGTATCGACGCATTACAGAATGATAATGCACGATACGCCCTGTTCTTTGTAAATCCAGAGTTTGTGAATACAGCGGTAACAGGACAATCGTTTGGATTACCAGAGAATGTTAAAGATTCGGAAACACTTCTACGAGTTGACACGTCCGGCTCTTTCAATAACATCAGTCAAGCGAACAAGGTTTGGGAAGGCAACTCATCTGGAGCATCAAACACATCTGGAGAATTAAATACAGAGAACTTATCTACAAATCTCCCTCAAGACGGACAACTTATTCTTGCTGTCCGTGGAACAAGTGCCAGTGTCGATGTAGAAGCTGCAACAATGAGAATGCAGGAAGATTGGTGATAACAATGATACTACGAAATGTAAACGATAAAGAATTTGTTGAAGCAGAAGTACAGGATTTGAAAGAAAACGCAGACGTTAATGATGAATACGTCTATATAGACGAACTCGATGTATATATTTCACGAGTGTCGTTTGATGCTGTAGGTAATCACAGTGACGACGCCCGTGTACAAGTTGAGACTGTGGATATTCTTGATGAATGTCCTGACTGTGGTGAGTCATTCAAGAGTGTCGAGATGCACATTTCACGAAGCGACTGTGAAGGAGGTGACGAATAATGTCAGATGAAGAAAGTGTTTGTGTTTGTGGATTCGAGGCGAAGAACTCACGAGGTTTGTCCGCACACCAGCGAGCCTGTGACGAGTATCAAGAAAACGAAGAGGACGAACAGCAAGAAGTCGCCGCGTGTGATTACTCAGACTTCGAGAAGGAAGTTCTAAACCGCGACGGCGGCGCGTGTGTTAATTGTGGAACTGAGGATACACTTGTCGTACACAAGGTACATTCTGAGCGTCCTGATGACAAGCTGAGTAACTTTAAGACACTCTGTAAGGAGTGCGATGCGGAACTGAAGGACTACGACGCTCGAACGAAGCGGACACTTATGAGGGACTGAGAACTGCCTGTGGGAGAACACTTAAGTAGGCGTAAGCACAAGCATAGTACAAGTACCGCCTCTGTTCGGAGGCCTGATTTCAGATGTTTGTACAATGCGACAACTGTGATGGCCTCTTCAAAACGGAGGCAGAACTCGAACTTCACGAGAAGTTTGATGAGTGTAGCGACGAAAATAATTTTAACCAAGGTGACAACAAATGAGTAGAGGAGAAGGCGGCGGTGCCCCTGAAGGCAACAGTAATGCGGAAAAGCACAGCCTCTTTTCTGCTCCTGACAAGCTGTTGTCGCGTCTTTCTGATGACGAGAAGGAAATCTTTTGGGCAGTCGTAGAAGACTTGTTCGAGAGAATTGAAGGTGACGTAGGCCCTTACGAACGTGAAACTGTAAAGGACTTAGCGATTGATACAATCAAGCGCCGTCGTTTCAACGAGTACGACGGTGCGTTCAACCCCGAGAAGCAGAACGTTCACGAAGCGTACTCTCGCATCCGACGTGACAACATCAAGGAACTGAAGGAGATGGGTATTTCTACCAAATCTCCCGATGCAAAGGAAGCAGAAAGTAAGCAAGAATGGTTCAGTAAGATTGCTGAAGCAGAAGAACAAGCTGACGACGAGTAAGAACAATGTCTGAGCAGAAGAGTCCTCTTACGAAGTACGTCTCTGGTGAAGATAGATTTATCAACTTCGCAGAGGACGTACTGGGACTTGAACTGCTCGACATTCAAAAAGAAATTATGCGTGCTGTAGCCAACCACAAGCGCGTAGTGGTGTGTAGTGGTAATGGTGTGGGTAAAACTTACACAGTTGCCGCACTGGAACTTGCGTTCCTTTACACACACTCTGAGTCGATGGTTCTTCACACAAGTCGCTCTAACGGACATATTCGCAACACTGTGTACAAGGAACTTCGTGAAATGCACGAAGTCGCAAACGAACGAGGCTTCCCACTACACGGCACTGTGAAAAAGACGCCGATGGAGATTGACTTCGAGGATTCACAGACTCGGAAGTATGAAGCAATGTCTCCGTCAAACCCTGACGGTCTTGAAGGACGCCACAGTGAGAATTTCCTCACTGTCGTTGACGAGGCTGACAAACCTGAAGTGACTGGTGACGTAATCGAGAGCGCAGAGTCGTCCTTGACTGACGATAATGACAGAATTGTTGCAATCGGCAACCCACCACGAGACAAGAGTAACAGTATTCACAGTCTGATGGAATCTGACTACTGGCATACAATTCAGTTCAGTTCGTTCGACTGTGATAACGTACTCATTCAGGCTGGCAAGAAGGACGGCGAGATTATTTCTGGCCCAATTCAGTTGTCAGAAATTAAACGCGACTGGGACAAGCATCACGACGAAGAATGGCCCGGTTTCGAGGAAGCTCGGAACTCTGGCGAGCGTGAAGACTTGGCAGAAGCGTGGTATCGTCGTCGCCTTGGTATTATTCCACCAAAAAGTGCCGCACAGAATAGGCCATTCTACTCGTCCGATGTGGCTGACGCAGAAGAGCGATGGACCAAAGTCTCTGACAGTCGCCCAGCGCCGTCAGATTACGATGCTATCGCAGTTGACGTGGCAGGCCGTGGACAAGACTCAACCGTCGTGGCGGGCGTCACGACGCCATCTGACGACGATGAGGTTGGACGGGCAGATGTACTTGGCGAATACGATAGAGATACAGAACAAGGAAACGAAAAAGCGATTCGAGAAGCAATTCGTGGTGCCGAAGAAACGCCTGTTGTGTTCGACACAGCCGGTATGGGTGGCCCAGTAGCCGACACTTTCCGTAACGAAGGTTACGAGGTTGTCCGATTCGACGGTAACAAGAAGGCTCGAAACAGCGAGCGATACTACAATATGCGTACAGAAGGCTTCGATGAACTTGGGAACTGGCTTCGACATAATACAATCAAGCCTGAATCCGAGTTAACGAAGGAACTGTACGGCACTTCAGAGGTGATAGCTCTTAACGAAAAATCACTTCGTTCAGGAACGTCCTTCATCGCCACATCGAAGGATGAAATCAAGAAAGCCAAGAATTATGGCGAGTCACCTGACTTCCTCGACGCCGTTGCGATGGCTGTATGGGGAAGTAATCACAGTGGCTCCTTCGGTGAGGCAAGTTGGACGATTTATACAGAAAGTTACGGAGGTAACGTATGACTGATAATACAGAAGAAAAAATTGAACGTGTCCTCGCAGGTGACGGTGTACCTGATACACAGACACAGGATTCCAATAGGTTCGAAAAAGGAGACGGGTTCTTCTCCGTCTCAATGTCGGGTGAGGTTGAGCGGACGAAGCCGCCACAGGACGACTTGCGAAAGTATTGGCGGCAGTACGAATCCACAGGGATTGTACGAAAGTCTATCAACACTTACACGAATGACATTATCGAACCGGGATACTCCGTGGATGCAGACAGCGACGAGCTTGTTCGTCGGATGAAAAGTTGGCTTTCTGAGGCGGCCATCGTAAATGGTTCTCAGGATATGCCATTCATCCGCCTGCTCGAAGACGTAATCCGTCAGCGCGAGGTTCGAGGTACAGCACTTGTAGAAGTAGTACCGCAGAAGAGTAACCTTGACGGAATTTGGGGCTTCCGAATGATTAACGTTGAAAGTGTTTCCGCTGTCGAGCGTGAAGACACTGGAACGCTTGTTCGCCCATCTGAGACGGAGCTTGAAGGAGTCCCGATTACTCGTCGTGGAGAGGCGGCGTCATACATTCAGTACGACGACACTGCATTTGCAGGGCCGTTCGATGAAGACGACGTGCCTCTGTCACAGAACGATGTTGTAAAGCTTGTCCTTGACGGTGACACCTACGATGTGTTCGGTACAAGTCGAATGGAGTCTTGTTCACGCGACATTGAAGTTCGCAACAAAGTTCTTGAAGATAACGCGGAAGCAATTGCCGCAAAAGGACACCCGCACTGGATTTTCAAGATGGGAGAGCCGAATCCTAATGAAGATAATCCTCGTCGCGGTGTCTGGCCTGACGACAAAATTCAGGCGCTTAAGAACGAACACTCCAAATCCAACTTCAGTGCAGGACAGAAGGACTTCCTGCCGGGTGACGTGAGTGTTCGTGTGCTTCACGGTGAGACGGCTGATGTGAAGCCGACCATCAAGCATCACACAGAAGAGATTCTGTCAGCGATGCCAACTCCGAAGTTTATGGTTGGATTCGCTGATGCTGTCAATCGTGACATTACCACGGAGCAGTACGACGTGTACAAGACACAGGTTCAGAAGACTCGTCAACAACTCGAAAGTTCTTTCGAGCCTGTTCTTCGTCGGAAAGCTCGTGAGTGGGGTTACGATGACAGTGTTGTTCAGTCGCTCTCGTTCAACATCGAGCGAGAAACTGAAGGAAGTCCGTTGAAAAACGAAGACTTTAATGCACAGGACTTCAAAGCTCTATCCGAGGGTATTCGTGCAATGGAACAATCAAACGCAGTCTCAGTTGATGAGATGCGTGAGAACTTCCTCGGACTCCCACCGCAGGATAATGCGGATGGTGCTTCCGACGCCACCGATGATTCAGGTGACTCTGAGGAGGAAATGTCGGAGTAAACAGAGGTACGTAATATGACAGAACATATCGAACAGGTTGTAACGAACGAGACGGGAGTTGCCGACGCTGGCACCTTCCAAGTTGATGTTGATGCATCCGGTGCTGACAGAGTTATCGTCTTTGTTGACGATGGTGCTGGTGGCACTCCCGCAAGTTACGACTACGACATTGAGGTATCGTACAATGACGTTCAATCTCCGACGTATATGCCTCGGAGTGGCGTCACATCAAGCACAGCAACTCATCACGCTTACACGGATATTGCTCCGTTCCACTGGCGGTTCACTTTCGAGAACTCCAGCGGGGCGTCAGCAGATTTCCGTGTCCGTGTGATTACACTTGACGCAGACTAACTAAGGAGGTTTATTAACAATGACAAATCAACTACAAAACAACGGCGAAACGTTCGTTCTGAACACTGACTTGACTGGCGTTACGTTCGAAGTCGGACTGTACAACGATTCAACTGACGCTCTCACTGACAGTGATGGCTACGCGGCTATCACGACTGAACCGAGTGGTGCGGCTTACGCTCCACAAACACAGGGAACTGTAACTGTTCAACTTGACAGTAACAGCGACGGCCAGATTGTTCTGGACCCTGTTACGTTCGACGTGAGTGACTCTTCACAGACTGTTGACTCAGTGTACATCCGAGACAACGCTTCTGGAGACTTGCTCTTCACGAACGCAATCGGCAGTCAAGACTTGTCCACGAAGGACGGTTCGCTCGAAGTTTCCA